AGTGGTAATAGTGGTAATAGTGGTAATAGTGGTAATAGTGGTAATAGTGGTAATAGTGGTAATAGTGGTAATAGTGGTAATAGTGGTAATAGTGGTAATAGTGGTAATAGTGGTAATAGTGGTAATAGTGGTAATATCGGCGATAATATTGTTAATATCGGCGATAATATTGTTAATATCGGTAGTGGTGATGAAATAATAGATATTTACACTGATGAAGATTTCAAAAATACGCACCAATATTATCAATTATCATACGTTCAAACATTATTAGATGCGCTTGATGGTATAAAAAATTATTGACGATATTTAATGGAACTAAATATATTTTTATTGAACCTTTCAAAAATATATCTCTTTTGCGAATCATTTTTTCTTTTAGAATAATTTTTTAAATAATAATTTTCTTGAAAAAATTTTCCGTATTGTTGGATATTATTACCATATCTAAAATTTGGTACCCATCCTCCATTTTTATTACAATGTTTACCTGTTGTTGGATACAAGGCATTAGTTTCTAATCCATGAATAATACATTCTTTCCTGGTTTGTCTTATTTTATGATGTCGATTCTTTTTCCATATATTTACCTTATTTTTACTAAATATACTCTTAAATTTTTGTTGATGTTTTTGATTTAAAAAATTTTTTTCTCCCCAAATTTTTTTACAATCAAAATCAAAATCAAGATAAAAACCTACATAATCTTTGCATAATATATTCATTTTTTTTTGTTTACTAAATTTATTTTTAAGAATACAAACGTTGAATAAGTAATTCTGAATAAATATAAATATAAATAATGTAGGTAAAGGAGATATTTTTTAAAAATTTTAAATAAAAAAAATCGTTTGATCAAAAATGTTAATAATCGTTCCTCCAAAAAAAATATAAAAAAAAGTTTGTTTAATAATAAAAACTTTCATAACATGACATCACTTCACGATCTCTTGCTTGATTCCGAATTGGATATGAATTTAACCAAGGAAATGGACAAATTATTCGGTGCTAAAAGACATAAAAGCCGTAAAAGTCGTAAAAGCCGTAAATTGGGCAGCAAAAAATCCCGCTCTCGTTCTAGAAAATCTCGTCGTTCCGGACGTCACCGTCGTAGCCGTAGTCACAGTATGGGAGCCAAACGTCGTAAACATTCCCGTAAACATCGTAGCCGCAGTCACAGTATGGGAGCCAAACGTCGTAAACATTCCCGTAAACATCGTAGCCGTAGTCACAGTATGGGAGCCAAACGTCGTAGACATTCCCGTAAACATTAAGTAGTGTGACTTGGTTTTTTAACCTTTCCTCTCTCTTTTTTCATCTCTCTCTCTCATCTCTCTCTCATCTCTCTCTCTCTCTCTCATTCTCATCTTTTATATTTTGGGTACGGTCCAAATATAAATATATATTATATTAAAAAATAAATAAAAAAAACGTATTTAAACTAACAATCTTATTAATTTAAATTTTTAAAACATGGAATGTATTAAAAATGATAAAAATGATAATAAATCCGATAATATGGAAGAAAAGAAAAAACTATATTTGTACAAAATGGAAATAACACAAGAAGATATTATTAAAGTTATGAATATACCTCAAAGAACACCAGAGTGGATTAATTGGAGAAGTTGTAGAATGACTGCTTCAAATTATGGTACGGCTGCTGGACATAACCCATATCGAACCCCAAGACAATTATTATCAGATTTACTCTGGAATACTTTTAAAGGTAATAACGCAACAGAATGGGGTACAAAATATGAACCTGTTGCTGCTCAAGTTTATGAAAATTTCATAAGTAAATATATGACTAAAGAAGGGAAAATGTCTTTTTTTTATCCTGGATTGATTATATCTAAACAACAACCGTGGTTGGCTGTATCTCCTGATGGTTTACCATCAATATTAACATCATCATTACCATCATTACCATCATTACCATCATTACCATCATTATCTTTAAGATTTTTACTTGAAATTAAATGTCCTGCAAGTTTAAAATTGTATCCTCACATCCCACATTATTATTTTGATCAAATTCAAGGTATTATGGGAATATTAAATCTACCATTTTGTGATTTTGTTGTATGGACACCACAAAAAACACAAATAAGAAGATATAACTTTGATGAAACTTATTGGAAAAACATTTTATTTCCTAGATTACACAATTTTTATATGAATGAATATTTACCAAGATTAATACTAAAAGAAGAGGGTAAATTAAAAGAAGGTGAACTTGAAGAAACAATTCATATTGATATACCAATATCCACATCTGCACCAAAAGATTTCGATTTTATTTGGCCATCATCATCATCATCATCACAACAAACACAACAAACACAACAAACACAACAAACACAACAAACACCTAAAAAACAAAAAATACAAACACCAGCACAATCTTTACCACAACTTCAACCAGATTTTGTTTGGACATTACAATCATCACCATCACCATCACAACCAATACAACCATCAACACAACCAATACAATCACCATCACAACCAATACAATCACCATCACAATCTTTACCACAACCCCAACCTGATTTTGTATGGTCATTAAAAAGTAAAGAGGAAACTGAAACAATCAAACCAACATTGAAAAGAAAAAATGTATAATTATATTTTATCGACCTTTGTTTTCAAAATAAAAAAATAATTTATTTTAAACTAATTTTTCTACTTTAAATGATGGTTTATTGAATTAATTTTAATAGTACAAATCAAAATAATAATCAAACAAACAAAATATGTAATTTTATTTTATTTTGTATTTCATATATGTTTTTTATAATTATCCTCCTTCTCCTCCTCCTCCTCCTCCTTCTCCTCCTTCTCCTCCTCCTCCTCCTCCTCCTCCTCCTCCTCCTCCTCCTCATCTTCAATAACTTTTAAAAATTCTTTTTCAGATTTAATTTCAGATAATAAATCACCACTATTTTCTGTTATATTACTACTACTATCATCATCTTCATCTTCATATTCAGAGTCTTTTTCATCTTCTTCAATAAATTCATCAATTTCTTCATCTTCCTCTTCATTTAAATCATCATCCTCTTCTTCAGAGTCTTTTTCTACTTCTTCAATAAATTCATCAACTTCTTTTTCTTCCATATCTTGTGTCATTAAATCCCAATAATGAGGATCGACATATCTTTGAGTTGAACGACGTTGCCTTTTTCCTTCAATAATATTTGATGTTTTAATACCATCTAGCGGATTAACTTCAGTTTTTAATTTAATTACGGATTCTTTAATTTCTTTTGCAATTTCATGTTCATCTTCAATAATAAAATCTTTCAAAGATCCAACACTTTCTTCATCTTCAGATCTGACATCTTCATAATCGTCATCGTCCTCCTCTTCCTCCTCCTCCTCCTCCTCCTCCTCCTCCTCCTCCTCCTCAATTATTCTTTTTCTTTTTTTAATGTAAACTTTTTTAGGGAGTTTAAAAGTTTTATTTTTTTTAGATTTTGTTTTCGATTGGGTTGATAATTGAGTTGTTTGTTGATTTGTAGATTGTACAGTTGTTATTTTATTTTTTTCATCTAAATTATTAATTTCAGATGTTGCTTGTGTGGTAGTTTTATTTTTTCTACCTGGCATTTCTTTTTATTTCCTTTTTTTATTCGTAATAATGAAGAAATATTTTAGAAAAACGAACGCAATTTTATTTAAAGCATTATTTTATTTGAATCAATTGGTTAATTTGGTTTATAAAGACTTAAATTTAGAATAAGGTCAATGGTCAATATATTAATCTTCTTTTTGATCTAGTCTTATTTTGTTTGTTCTTTTTTTTATTTAAAGCAATTACATATATATATTGGCCAATCTGTATTAATAATATCCTCTATTGTTTTATCATGAATATGATATTTTTTTGACATTAATATATTTGAAAGTTGAATTAAATGATTCTGATTTAAAAATTTATCCAATTTATCAATGCAAGAACGAACAAATTCATCAAAGGTTGGAGGTGATAAAGGATCAAATTCAAACATCACTTCAAAACCTCCAAAAATATCACATGAAAATATAAATTTTTTTATCATTTGATCTAAAATTTTTTTTTGTTCATATATATTAATGAACGTGAAAAGTTAACAATTTTTTTTATTATTCAAGACTGGTGTGTGAAGGTGTGTGTTTTGATACAATAACCGATAATATAATTATAGGAATTAATAAACATGATGTAATTGTTAAAGAACCAAGAATTGATGATTCAACATTAGTTGGACAAACATAACTTGTAGAAGAAGATACAAATATGTTATAAAAATAACACAATAAAAATGAAACAATAGTTAAAATAACCAAAGGCCGAAATGAATGACTTAAACTTTTTGTGTACAAGGTTAATATTATGCCAGCAATGGCAAATGCAATGGCTCCTGAAAATGGAATTAATACATTTTTGGCCTTTTCGGCGTGAGAACTATCATCAGAAGAACATGCTTCTTTAATAATAACACCAGTTGTAGTTGAAAAAAATATGGATAATATTGTCCATACTATAACAATTAATATTAATAAACTAATACCAAATGAGTGCATTAAATTTTATACTTGCTTTTTTATTTATTTTGCAAGATAATATTTTTTTTATTTAATCAAAAAAATTAATATCACTGTTAAAATAACTACTACTACTACTACTATTACTATTACTATTACTATTATCAACTTTACCAAAATTAAAATATTCATTTTTAAACATAAACCAAGTAATAATTAAAGCCATTAAAACACCAACCATGCTAATTCCCATTAAAATTCCAGATTGTTTAGCACTTGATTTCCAATGATCGGTATCATTTTGTCCATCTTTCATTGGACATATATCTTGATTGGCAAGACCACTAATTAAATTTATATAAATGGTATTTAAAAACCAAACAATTATAAATGTTAAAACTAATAAAACAAATTTATGACTAATACCTGATGATTTGTTATAAATAAATGAAAGAAGAATTGATCCTGATGCCATTGCTGCAATAATTAATGGAATGTAATAATATGTTTTAAATTTATCCATTGAAGAATAACTTGAATCAACGCATACATTATCAAATCGTAAATACAATAGTACACCGACAAACATCCATACTGCCGTAATGAAAAAAACTACACCAATGCGATTACCAGAAATATCTAAAAATTTTAACATGAAACTTATATATTTATTTTATTATAATTTTAAAATTTTTTTTTTAGTTTACTTTGTTATGTACAATTAATTCTTTTTCAAGTTCTTTTAAATCATCAAGCCACATATCTTTAATTGATTTTGAAAAAATATCCATTCTATTTTTTTCTTTTAATTGCAATTGTTTGTTTAATTTATCAATTTCTTCTTTTGTTGTATTGTATATTGGAATATTGGTTAAATATTTATACTTTTTTTGTAATTGATTTGGGGTATCGTTGTCATCATCATCATCATCATCATCATCATCATCATTATTATTATTATTATTATAACTACTACCATCATCATCTTCTTTACTATCATATTTTCGAGAATATAAAGAATCCTTGATAACATAATTTTCAGAGGCTTCAATCCACTCCTGAACAGAAACATATTCTTTAATAATTGGTATTAAATGAGGATTTGGGGTAAAATTTTCAGTTTCCAATTGTTGACAAAGTTGAAGTTTAGGACAATTAATAACTGTTATTTTTCCCAACGATACCATATTAATAAATCTAATTTTTTCCTTCAACTCAATAATATTTCTATCCAATAACTGCAATTGATATTTTTTACGACAATCATAGTAATGCAATCTATATCTGCAAAATGTTTGTAAAATATCATTTGGATGTTTAAATTTGGCTAAATGACCATGCGGATCAAATACATGCATATTACTCATACCGCACATTTTATTTTCCGATAGTTTTAACAAGGTTTCAACCTGTTCCATATCTGTTGGAGTTTGATTCAATTCGATTGTTAAATTTACAAATCTATCATCCTGTTTGTTTTCAGTTTTGAATCTGACAACCTTGAGTTTATTGGATGTATCTTCTTGATTTTCAATTATTTTTTCTAAATAAATTTTATAATTGTCTGTCCAAATTCCAAGAGGAAGTTCAGTAATGTATATTTTTTTTCCTTGAACATTCCATATTCCTTTTGATGCAAAAACACCACCACCATCTTCTTCAACAATTTTTCCTGAAAATTTTCTATACCAAGGAACCAGAGGTGATAATGGTTGATTATTTAAAAATTTTTTTATATTTTCAATAATATCAATTGGATTGAAATTTGGGATTGAAGTTGAAAATCCTGTCCCAATTCCGGAAGTTCCATTGACCAACACCATTGGAATAATTGGGATATAAAATTTAGGTTCAATTTGAAATCCTTCTTCCTTTTGTGAAATAAGAATAGGATCATCTTCAATTCTAAAAATTTTTCTAGTAATTGGTTCTAAATATGTAAATATATATCTACTACTGGCTGCATCGTCCCCTCCTTTTAATCTGGTTCCAAATTGACCTTCTGGGTGAATTAAATTAATGTTATTCGATCCTACAAAATTTTGTGCCATACCAATAATTGTATTGGCCAAGGAAACTTCTCCGTGATGATAACACATATCAGACGAGATTGGTCCAACAATTTGAGATACTTTAATCTCATGTGTTTGATTTTTTTTCATCATTCCACACAAGACTTTTCTTTGAGATGGTTTTAATCCGTCAATTAAAGAAGGGATCGATCTAATATTATCTTCATTTGAAAATAATATCAACCCCTTGTCCAAAAATTCGCTAATATTAAGATTTTTCTTCTTGTAATCGAGAAGATCTCCAGTATGGTTAGAAATCCATTCTTTCCTCTTGTAGGCCATTTTTTTATCAAAAACTATACTCAACATTTCTTCGGCCTTATCATCATAAACGTAATCAATTTGTTGCAATGTTTTAAAATAATCTCTGGCTTCTTCGGCTGTGTGTGTTCCTAAACCTTTATAATATCTAACTGATAAATTTGTTTGATTATTTTCTCCACCAGATTTAACCCATTCTTTGTATTCACCTTCAGTGAAAAAACTTTTTATTATATTTTTTCCTCGTCTAACTTTAATCAATGGAGTGTACATTGAAACCACAAAACCTTGTTTAATAATATCTTTCCACATAACATCAAATAAGTTCATAATCAAAGCCTTGATATGTAATCCATCCACATCTTCATCTGTTAAAATCATTAGTTTGCCATATCTTAAATCTCCGATATTTTTAATCCCATCTTGAAGTCCCAGGATTTTTTTCAATTCAATAATTTCCTTATTTTCTGACAATTGTTTAGTAGATACATCTCTAACATTTAAAACTTTTCCTCGTAATGGGAAAACACCATAATAATCTCTACCAATAATCCCCAATCCAGACATGACAAATGCTCTGGCGCTATCTCCTTCACAAACGATTAATGTGCATTTAGAAGACTTTACTCCTCCAGCATAATTCGCATCATCCAATTTGGGGATACCATTTATTGTTTTTACTTTTTTACCATCTGTTTTAACCAAAGTTTTTTGTTCTTGAAAATCTTTCAATAATTTGGCTCTATCCATGATATCAGTTTTTGATAATTTAGTGTAAAATGTATCAGACAACAATAGATTCGGAAAATGTGATGATGGAGTTGACAAATATTCTTTGGTTTGACTATCAAAAGTCGGATTAATAATGAAACAATTGACAAAAACCCACATATTATTTTTAATGTGTTTTTTTTGTATAGGTGTTTGATTTTTTGCTAAATGATGATTGTATTGATCGCACAAAACCTTTGAAATTTTATCTCCTATGTATTCAACATGTTTTCCACCTTTAAAGGTGGAAACATTATTAACATAAGATACGTGTTTAAATGTTCCATCTGGAGACGGGCATATCACAATCTCCCAAGCAATAGAGGGTGGAGAGATTTTTGATGGTAAAAAAGGTTGGGGTGGGGTTTGTGATGGTGGTGGTGGTGGTGGTGGTGGTGATTGTAATAGAGAAGAGATTTTTGATGACTTTTCATAATAAATACATTCATAAACTCGTTTAGTATTTTTATCCAAAAATAATTCTGTAAAATGTTGAAAATGTTTAATAGGTAATTTTTTACCATTTAACCACACATTGGCTCCGCTAGTCGCAGCCAAATCATAAACTCTTCTATAAAGTAAAGATTTCATGTCGGGTTCTAAATTTTCACAACCAAATCGTTTATAGTCAGGTAAAAATGTAATTCTAGTGAATGGTTTAATATCTTTTACATCAACAACTTTGGCTGTACCCGCAACAGTCATATTGTCTGTCCACGTTTGTGTGAATTTTTTCTTTCGATGATGATCAACTGTTTCAACAGTAAAGTGTTTGGAATAAATACAAGCAACTTTACTTCCAAATCCATTGCGTCCTCCCCATAAACGCTGTTCCGATTGATCATAATTACTTGAAGTCATCAATTCTCCGAAAATCATAGTTGGGATTAAGATTTTATGTTCTTGATGTTCAATAATTGGAATTCCTTCTCCATTATTGTAAACTTCAATTGTTCCATCATCAATAAAATTAACCTTGATTTGAGTGGTTAGTTCTGTACCTTGGGATTGAGTGCGTCCGACATTATCAGCCGCATTTTGCAAAATCTCATCGACAATTTTATATAAACCCATTGAAACATGAATTTGTTTGTGGGTAATGATCGGAGTTATATTCAGATCAGATGGATTGGAAAGATTATTAACAACCCAAGTTTCAATTTCACTTGGTTCAACACTTCCAATATATGTATCTGGTAAATCTAATATGTGTTGTTTAAGTTGTTTTTTATTATATTTTTTTGAATCAATGATTGTTTTATCTACTAAAGCATCAATTGACATGGGTTCGATAGTTTTTGTAGTTTTTATTTCAGTAATATTATCATTATCATTATCATTATCATTATCAGCATCATCATTTAATTTTGATTGTTTTTTACTTTTACCACTATCATTATCATTACTAATTTTTTTATTTTTTCTTGATGGTTTTTCAGGTTTTTCAGGTTTTTCCATTACACTTGATATTATTTATCTTTTGACGATTTTATTAAAAAAAAGACAATTTAAAAAAATACAAAAAAAAAGTTAGATTTTTATACTACGGCATCAATGCAATAATGTTCATACATTATTTACTTCCTTCTCATAGAGTTGTCTTGCTCTTTTATAATCAACTTGATTAAAAAAAAAGGATCACTTTTGACTTCTTCATTGTACTTGTGAAAAACCATCTAATATTTTATCTTCATAATCCCAACATTCGAAAACTTGATTCGTATATTTTTTTTATTATTCATGAATAATAAAAAAAAATACATTGCTACCTACACATATAATGAATACAACGAATTTTATTTGCGTAGTAAATACTTTTTAAACTTTTTTTCTTGTGCGTTCAAATTCTGAAAAAATCCAGAACGCACAATAAAAACAAAATCTTTATATACATACTACCTAACTATTAACACTATATCTATTTTTTTTGTTTAATAAAAATTAAAAAGAGATTTTCTAATAGAAAAAAAATGTCAATAAATATAAGATCTAATGACAATGATAATTGCGAAGATGAAAACACTGATGATGAAAACACTGAAGATGAAAACACTGATGATGAAAAACAAATAAATACAAACACTATTACATATGATGATAGTATTGACGATTGTTTATTCGATAATTATATAGCAATAAAAAATGCTTCAAAAAAATTATCAACAGAAAAGAATTTGAAAACACTTTCAAAAAAACCAGGTACTGAAGAAATCCCTAGTGATGTTTTTACAAATAAGGCTTCCGAAATCGGAAGATTTTGGAGTGTTGATGTTCCTCTTAAATCAGAATCATTAAAATTATTGCGCGAACTAGTAAAATTTTACACAGATGACAAACTTGAAAAATTAATTGTTCCACGAGCAATAAAGTCATTGGCTTTACAAAAAAAATATGAATTATCAAATATAATAAAAGAAGAAATCAACGGAATTTCTCTCCGAGCCATTGAATGGTTGGTAACAAATTATTCAAAGGGAACTAAAATTGTATTGTATAATGAAATTCAAAAAAAGAGAGTTGATATACATGATGCTTATGAAATTCAATCCAATCATTACAAGAGAAATCTTTTCGATCCTTTTTGTCGTCATGGTAGAGTTTATTTTATGTGGCGATTGAAACCTATTAAAACAAAATTAAGAAAACAAGAAAAACAAGATAAACAAGATAAAACATCTCAAACGCCTCAAACGCCTCAAACGCCTCAAACATTACCACCATCCTTTGTTGATATTGTTCTTGTTACAACAGTTGGACAATTAAATTTTATGAAATGGGCTGATGAACATGGAATATTAACATATGCTCATAATCATCAACAAGAAATTCAAAATACAATGGAATCAACTTTATCTAAAGTAAACAAGGAGAAAAAACAATTTAAAAAACTTGGGCAACGTAGGAAAAGAAAGGAATTAACTAAAGCCCCTGATATTTATTGTTCTGTTTATAGCGTTGATACTGTGCTTCAATTAGATAATATGGATAGTCCTAGACGTTATTAAAAACAACTTGTATTATTAATAATAATAATAATAAAAATTGTATTGATAATAATAAAAATGTTAAAGGGATATGTTATTAATATGGATAAAGACACAGAAAGAATGGAAACATTTAAAAAAAATTGGAGCGATATTAAAACTGTTGAAATTGAAAGATTTCCAGCAATAGTTGGGAAAAATATTAGATCTTCAGATAAAGTATCAAAATATTGTCAAAAATATTGTTCAAATGGAATGATTGGATGTTTTGCTTCCCATTTAGCCGTAATGGAATTGGTAGTGAATAATAATCTTGATCAATGTTTAATATTGGAAGATGATTCTTATCCTGTTAAAAATTTTGATAAAAGGTTGACAAATATTATTCAAGACAATAGTATTCCAAAAGATTTTGATATGTTATTATTTGGACATATTGGAGAAACAAAACCATCGTGGTTTTCAAATTTTATGAGATGGTTAGTATTTAATAATTCCAGAGAATATAAAGTGATAAATGATAATATTATTGTTCCTTTTCAACCTCTTGGAACATATGCATATTTAATTAGTCAAAAGGGGGCTAAAAAAATTTTACAACACTATAATATTATTAAATATCATGTTGATTATTATATTTATACTCGTAACAACATTAAACTTTAC